GTGGTTGGAGTGTCTCCAAAAAATTTAATATCAGGAATGATTCTACTGACAAAACCAAATTGTTCTCCTTGCTCTATATCTATATCACCAGATTCTATAAATACATTATCCATTGGAGACCCATCATCGTCATCTCCAGTTTCATGATTATATAAAACACTGCTATTACTAGATCCTTCAGTAGCAAGAGGATTTTCAAAGATCCCTTCATCTAACCAAGCTGTTCTTGATAGTTGGCCAATACTCCAAACGCCTTCTAAATAGTTGTAATTAACATATCTATCAATGTCATCACTACCACTAGACGCATAAAACCAACCTATTTCATTAAACTCTTTATTGCTAAAGGCAAATATTTTAAATGACTGAGTATTGTTTAAATCGTCTAGAACGTAATTTAAGACGCTACAAGGCACTCTTTGTACTGAGCCAGTGTATTTGTAGAAACCATCTCTTGCCATCCAATACACGCCATCTGGTGCGTTTACAGCACCATTTGGAGATATCATGCCTACATTTTCATTAATTAAGTTAACACCAAAGGTAAATGGCGCACCTACAAACTGCATAGAATATAAAGATGTATCTGTCCAAATAAGTATTTCTTGTCTTGCTCTAAGGCCACCAACTATTTGAGATCCAGATGATAATCTTAATGATCCTGCTGTATTGGTAGCAGTTGGCTCCCATTCTGTTGCGCTTTCTTGATCGCTAAACGCTATTAGCAAAGGATCAGATGATCCACTTCTAGAACTGCCGACTATTGGATCAGCACCTAAAACTATCACATGTCTATCAATATCACTAACAATAGTTTGTAATCCAACAGTAGGTGCTAAGTTTGCCCCGGATAAAGCTGTTATGTTGACTGCTCTTGTTGTTAACCCACCAGACTCATCCCAAAGAAAAATACCGCCAGCTCTTGGGTTGATAATTAAATCCTCACCAAATGAATCATGCGACCAAAGTCTTAATTGATTAGCAAAACTTATTGCAGAAGCAGATCCCCATGTTCCATCTCCCCAAGTCGATACGCCCCAACCAGTTGATGGTACATAAACATTAAGGCCAGTATTTATTTGATACTTACCTACAACTGAACTACCACCATTACCAGTGTCAGATGAGTTGGCAGTAACTGTAACTCCGCTTGTGTTCTTTGCGGTTATAGTATAAGAGTTAGCATTTGTTATAGCATCTATTTGATACTCTTGATTAAGAACATTTGAATTAACATTACCACCTAAACTAGATGCTCCACTAAAAGTTACAAAATCATTTGCTACTGCGCCATGACTTGTATCAGTAACTGTAACAGTTGAAGAGCCATTAGTTGCAGAGAAAGTTACATCGCCTGCTGCTGTTGTAGATCTTAGGGGAGTTACATCATTAAAAGTATTACCTTCTTTTACATAATATTTTAAATTAGTTCCTAATCCTAAGTATTTGGTTGAATCAAGAGCTACCCAACCTAACAAGGCACGACATGCCCCTAAAAAAGTATTGACAGTATTTTTAGTCCAACCACCTATTTTTTCTGGTAGTCCTTTTCTAAATCTAACTAAATTGCCATCAGTCCATCCACCTTTACTCATAAGGTCAGTCATCTCTTTATTGATGCCGGGATTGAATGTAAATTTAGTTAGTGGCATCTATACCTCTGTCCAATCTTTTCCTTGAAATAACAAAGCTTCTGCTTCTCTACGCCTAACCAGGCCTTGTAATACTTTACCACCTGCTTTGTTCCAACGTTTTATTTGATTTGGAACTTCTTCAAAATCTTTATTATTTAAAACTTTTAACATGGTGCTATCGTTTAAATTTGTCGGACCTAAATTATATGTCCAAGAAACCAAAGCATCAAACTCGTTTTGTTTTAAAGTAACATCTACTGCTTTTTCTACATGCTCACAGTATTCATCAAGTTCGTTTAATAACATGTTGTCTGCTTGTTCTTTTGATATTGTCATGCCTTCTTTGACATTTTTAGTATGACCATAACCAATAGTCCAAACCCCCACTGCATCTTGATAAGATTCTAGTTCGCATCCCTCAAATTTTTTAATTAAAGATATGCCTTCATTTGATATGTTCATATTAATAATCCCCCCATATTTTTGTTTTTTTACCACCATCGTATTGAACCGCGTGGCCTTCGTTGATAAGAAGCTGACAAATATCTTTGCCATCTTCTGTATAAGGTATAGCAAGTATTCTGCCATATTTACCCTTACCAAATGATTTTATAGTTATAGATCCTATACATAATTCTTTTAATCTTTCTTTAGCAGCTAGACCTAATTTTTTTTCTGCTAGATCACGAGTCCTTGACTCAGGCGTGTCTATGCCTGCCAACCTGCAGCGTTGTTTATGCAGACGGACATCAAAACCTAAGTCAAGGGTAACATCAATTGTATCGCCATCAACCACTCTCTCGATAGTTGCTTTGTATATATATGGTTCTGGTTTATTGCTCATTTTTCTTAGTTGTTACTGTTCTATAATATACAACAACATCTTTTAACTCAGTAATATACCTTTTTATCTCTTGCATATTGTAAGCCATCACTTCGTAATCAGGTATTGTCATAGCTAGAAACACTAGCTCGCCTTCTTGTTTTTCTATTCTTGCAAGCTGTTCTTCCCAATTATCAGGCGTTACAGCAATCCATTGTGGTTGTTTGAGATCAATTTCTCTGGGCATAATAGGCTGTACGATAGTACGCTCCATTGGTTTTGCAGTTACTTGTATTGGATTAGTTGGAAGTAGACTGCAGCTGGAGACCGCTATCAAGATCATCAATAGTAAAACTAAGTTTCTCGATATCTTCCATGATATGTTTTGTGCCATTATTTATTTTCCTCTCCATTTCTACTGGATCATTTAATATTTTTGCTGTTAGTTGATAGTTTTGTATAAATTGAGTGTATCGGTTCAACTCTCTTTGAGCTGCTTGACTTTTTAAAGTCATGTCTTGCAACTGTTGAGTTTGCAAAACAAAATCTTCTTGTAGCTCTTTTATAGTTTCTTCTTGAATGGCTACTGCGTTTTTTAATTGTGAGTTGTTGGCAACCAGTATTTGGTTTTGACTATAAAAGTAATACAAGCCCATACAAAGAACAATAATGATGCCTGTTAAAATTTTACTCATTATTCATACACCAATGCCATGCATCATTATCTGAGTGCAAGAAGGCCTGGCATTTTTTAAATTTTTCTCGCCATTCGCTTGGATCGTACTCATCGCTCCAACCAGATATTTCTTTAGGTGTTTCAATAAACTTTGATTGATTAGCACAACCTAAAATAAATGTAACTGTTAACGCTACAAATAATAATTTATTTATACGCATATTAATGTATTGTTTCTTGTTTTTCATTTTCTGTAATAATTATATCTGTAAGCTCGCCAAGAACAATGTAGCCATTTGATTCTGCTATGGCTTCAGCTTCATCTATGTTTTTTGCGTGTATGTTCGGACCATCATATTCTTTTTGGTCATGTGTAAATTTAGTTATAAAAATTTTCACTTTTCTACCACCTATTTTTATCATTAGTTGTTATTTCAAAATGATTTATTTTTTTCTTTTTAACTGCTTTTTTAAATTCTTTGTATAATTCTTCGTGTGTTTTTTCAACAACATCATCTACATAGATAACCGCTTTTAGCATATCGTTTTTAGCCATTATCCTGCCAATGGATTTTTATCTGCTTCTTCTATTTTTTCTATTTCTTTTTGCAAGTTTTGTATCTCAGCTTTGATGGTAGCTACATCTGTTTTTATATCAGTAACATCTGGTACTTCAATATTATCTATTTCTTTTTCTAAGAACTGCACTGATGTTTCTATTGATGCAAAACGCTCTTCTATTATTTTCATCTCGTCTTCTGCTTCATCTACACCACCAATCTTAGCTTCAAGGTTTTCTAATCTATTTACATAAGTAGCACCTGTATAACCAAACCCGGCTAGAGTACCAACTATTGATACTAAAGCTATTATTTGTCCTGTCTTACTTTGAAACCAATCCATACTTATCTCCAAATCTTAGGCTCATTGTCAATCATGCTTTGTAAGTTATTTATATTTTGACTCGCATAATTATAAAAAGCGTTTATATTGTCATCTAGTGTAACAGAGGTATATATATCTTGAGAAGTGTACCAACCATCAGCATCAGGTATGACATATTGAGTGTAACTGTTAAACTGTGGCACATAGCCTATCAAAGCAACCAATCCTGATTCATCACTATACTCGCCAGTTGCTTGTTGTTCTTCTTGCATTTCCTCTTGTTGAGCTTCTATGTTTTGAGCAATAATTTTATCTGCAATTTGATCTGCTTCTGATTGAGTCATGACACCACCTATAGCAGTATCTATCTCGCCTTGAACATTTTGCACTTGCACATCTGCCATAACGATTTCTGTGCCACCATCAACATTATTCATAGGAGTGATATTTACACTTACAGTTCCACCGACATCTCCACTCATAGATAACACCTGATTGTTTTGAGCAGTGGCACTAGCAAACTGGTCTGAGATGCTAGGAGATGAGGTTGTGCTTATACCACCTGACCCAGATGTAGATCCACTTGATTGAGAGTTAGAAACTAATGCAGTGGTTGATTGACTCCCTTGAGATGAGACTCCAGTGTTTGAACTATTAGAAGCTGTATTCAAAGCATTCTTAACAACTTGTAGTGCAATAGATTTAAGTTTTTTATTACTACCTGGATTATCATTTTCTATTACATCAATCTCTTCTATCTCATCTTCTAGTATTTCCTCTTGCATTTCTTCTTCTGCATCTGCCAAACGTTCTTCTCTAAGCTCTTCAAAAACTTCTTCTAGTTCTTCAAATACTTCTTCTACAACTTCCTCTTCAAAAACTTCTTCTTCTAGTTCATCATTATCTGCTAATCTTTCTTCTCTCTCTTGATGATGATCTCTTCTTTCTTCTTCAAACCAATTATCTAATTCTTCAATCGTCTCAATCACCACAAATGTCGTTGGCTCTGAATAATCTTCAACAAATAAAGTTTCTTGTAAAACAAATTGCTCTATTAAAATATCATCTTGGTGTATTGGATCTTCATGTCTAGGATGAAAATCGTCTATGAAAGGCAAAGGTTCAGGTTCAAAAAATATAATTAATTCTTCAGGTTCTGGGCTACCAAAAAAATCTTCAAAGTTATCCCCCCCAAAATCTTCAAAAGGTGGAAATATTTCTTCTTCAAAAATTTCTATTACTGTGAATATCTCTTCATCGTGATGGCGGTGATGATCTTCTTCAATGAATATACCAGTGGCAAATTGTTCTTGTTCATCTACAAAACCATAGTTAGCTTGTTCATCATCAAAAAAAGCTACTGACTCTCTTTGCCTATAACCGGGGCAAAATGGTGCATATTGAGGATCTTCTCTACATTGTTCATCATCATAAGCCTCCCAATAGTTAGGGCATGATTGACTATAAAGCTGGCTTATATTGCATTGTTGATTTAAAAAAGCATCTGCATATCCTGCACAACTGCTGTTATTTAATGGATCAGAACAATCAATACTGTTACCGCTGCCAACTCCATATAGACTGCCACCACCCTCAAGCAAAGTATTTGAAGACGTATTATTCCAGTTTGTATTTACACAAGCACTACTGTTTGTTGTGCCTGTATTACATTCATCGTGAAATAAATATTGATAAACTTGTGTTGAGTTAGCACCAACCTCACCAATAATGACATCGTGATTTATAATATCTAATTCATCATATCTATATTCAAATGAATTGTTTGGATAAAGTATGACTTCAAAACTATTATCTGAGTTGCGATTGTATTCACGCATGTCATACCAACCGAATATCATCTTAGTATTATCACCCCAGGACTTCATACGAGAGTTGCTATCTCTTATAAGGTCAGTCCAAAAAGGAAACATGGTGTATGTATATTGAGAGCCTATAGGGTCGGGTGTGTAATCGCCACAGTAATTATTATAATTAATATTGCCTGTGCCTAAACCAAAGTGAAGGCAACCATTTGTGGCCATGCGAGCAGAATCAAAGGTCTGTCCGTAAAATGTAAAGTTAAATGTAAGGTCTATGTTTGTTGAAAGTTGGTCATCGCCTACTTCATAAGCTAGTTCTCCTTCAAAATTACCAGCATTTTTTTGTAGTTGATACAGATCTTGATTAGCTTCGTATATGTATTGCGCCTGTATATTTAGGCACAAACACATTACCCACCATAAAGTTCTTTTTTGCATTGTGCTTTTGTTTTTGTTTTACTGACTACAACTCTACTTACTAGACCTACGACATCAGCTTTTATTCTATCTCTGTTAGGATTGTGTTCTTGACTACACTGTGCGACAAACTCTGATTCAAAGTCTTTTTTATCAGGCCTTTTTTGTGGATTAGCCAACCATAAAGCTTTAGCCTCTTCTCCTATTTTACCCTCGTATGGTGCTGGTGTGCCTGCTTGCCACATAGCTTTAAATACTCTCTCATCTTGTGCTAGTAAAGATATTGCAGCTACTTTCATACCCATGTCATATAAATACTTAGAAAGTTTAAGTCTTTCACAATTCATATCTCTAACAGATTTACCACCAGACAAACCAAATACTTGTCCTTGGAAAGCACCTGAAACTCCTGTAGTACATAAATCCTGTGAATAAGACATTATAGATGGAGCAATAGCACTGGCTGGTGGTGCTTCGCTTTTTACATTTTGATTGATAGTTTGTGTCGAATTTGATTCGTTGATATTTCTATTCGTGTTATTGGTTGTTGTGTTATTCTCGTTAACATTTTTGTTGTTAGTAGTAACATTTGAGTCTGATGTAGATGAATTAATATTTCTATTTGTGTTATCAGAAGTGCTAGTCGAAGTATTAATATTATTATTGTTAACTGTCTGATTTACTGTGCTGTTAACAGTTGAAGTAGAGTTAGATGTATTTATATTTGTGTTAGTGTTATTAGAGGTTGCTGAACTCGTTGATGTATTAACATTAGTGTTTACATTTGTATTTTGATTTGTATTTACATTTGTATTCGTTGAAGTGTTGGTATTTGTAGATACATTTGTATTAGTTGAAACATTCGTGTTGTTTGTAGTTGTATTATTAGTATTGGTATTTGTATTCGTATTTGTGTTGGTATTATTAGTAGTGGTGTCGTTAGATGTATACAAATTATTGTTTTCACAATACTGCGTTCCATTCACACAAGCTGTGCCTGATTGTTGAGTAGATTGTGCTTGTGCTACTGTAGTGAGACCTGCTAAAAATGTAATCCAAAATAAAAAGAAGCACCACACAATAACATTATCATGTTTTCTTTGTTCTTTTTTGTTCACTTATCTTCGCCTTTAAAACTTTTACTTGCTCCGCTTGTGCCTGCGTATAAGCCAAACCATGCTGCGCCTGCCCCCACAATTATTGAGATTAATCCACTTTGGCTCATGCTCGGATCATCTAAAGCCATAAACCACATGGTGGAATAATAAAGTAAGAATATGTATACGCTTAAAAAAACTCTTGGGAATATTCTCCAGGAATCAACAGCTTGAGCTAAGTGAATCCATTTTTGATGAGGGTTACGAGTTGTTTCATCCTCTAAATCCCTTATCTTATCTTTTAGTTGAGATATTTCTTCAATCATGGCCATGAATTTATTAAGATCCATCTCGACCTCATTACGATCCATGTCGCCAGAAAATCTACCTCTGTTATCTTCCATCATAAAAATTTAGCGAGTATGACACTTACAACTATGAAAGGGTAAACGCCCCATATCATGTTTTCTAGTTTATCGAATCTTTTAGTCCCGGATTCTAATCTAGCTTCGATGTTCTTATAACGAATGGCGCATTCTTTTTCATGCGACTCTAATTTATTAAGAGCATCTTTTACAGTCGCCATGAGTTATTTTTTCTTTTCTTTTTTAACTCTTACTGTTGTATAAGCTTCATCAACATCTGGTGTTGATGGATCATCAGCTACGAATCGACCTTTTTTTGTTCTAGCTCGTACTTTCTTTTCTTCAGTGCCAGTCCAATAATCTACTACTTTTTTCCACCAACTCATTTGTCTTTCGCCTTACCAACGTTTATTGCACACCAGTCTAGTAATTTATAAACCTTACCAATCCAAAGATCGTCTTTTGGGGTGGGTGTAATAGAAGCTATCAAAGATGCTGCTGTAACAATCCAGGGTACGATTTGGATTAGTTTCAATATTAAATCTAACATATATACCATAATTTACTCCTATGAAGTTGGTTCTGTTGGCCACTCTCCAAGTGGTCTTGTTAAAGGATCTCCACTATAAACATAAAGTGCGGCTAAGGCATCTACAGTTGATACTGCATTTATTTTAGCTTTCATATCAGTAGCAGTTGACCTTACATTAACCCTATAGTCTAACCAGTCTGATGGTATAGCTTTAGAACTTTCTGCATTTCTAACCACCATCCAGTCATTAGGCTGTAATAAACCATAGGCTGTGTTATCTATAACTGCACAATGATTTGTTTTTAAGGTGTCTAAATCTCTAGCTGTAGCTGTGCCATAGGTGGCTGTTACTTTGCCACTGCCAAATGAATAAGATTGATTTGTATTAATATAGTATTCTTTATCTTTTAAATTAGAATTATCCTCAATTACTATATAAACACCTATCTTTTTAAGTTCTGCCTCTGACCAAAGGTTATGAATATTGCTAGGATATTTAATATCTCCTATGGTTAATTGTATAGGTTTATTATAAACCTTACTTATTTTACTATCTTCTACTAATGCCCACATAATTTTATATTACCTCAATTAATTTAATTTACCTAGCTGTTGTTGGTATACTGCCACCATCATCACTTGTAACAAATGGATTTTCTGCAAATGCCATATAGATGTATGTGCCACCACTCCTATTCCAAGCTGAGTCTGAGTTTTTAATCTTAAATCCATTTGATAAAAAATTTACTACATCTGTAAAACTACCTGTAGCTTCTGCATCAGAGCTATTTGCGGCAAATCGTGCATCAGCAGTATTAAAAGGATCTCTTTTTGTATCAAACATCCACCAACTATTTGAGTTACCTGTTTCCTTTAACATTACAAAGTTAGGTTTAAAGCCTGTAAAAACAAATGCACCAGTATTACCAGAATTGCCATTACCGATATATTTACCAAACTTGCTGTAGCCTTGTCGTTCTACCCAGCAATACATTACTAACTCCTCGTTAGCTACATTGACACTAGAGTTTTCTCCAGTTTTTACAACAGTTGTAGTAGGTGCTTCATTTCTCCAAAAAGTTGAGTTTGCAGATTCAGCGTTAGTAGTATTTAATTGTAAATATCTATTTTCAGCAGGAGAAGTTAACTCTTTATGATATACAGCCCAACTTGCAGACCTATCTCTATTCTTTACTATAATCACATGAGGTACTTCTCCTAATCCATGACCTACATCTAAAGGCTCTATAGGGTCTTTACCAGTGTAAGTTACAATACTAAAACCTGCTGTAGAATTAACTTGCGTTGTAGATGTTAAATCTCCATCAGTATTACTTGCAGTTGTTCCACCTGCGGCTTTCCATTGCCAAGCTACATATGTGCTACCTGAGTTTGATATATTATGTTCACTAACTCCTAAAGTAAAACTATCAGTGCCTACTGCACTAATCCAGTTTTGATTATTATTTTCAGCAACATTTGTATTAGTTTCAAACATATTTGGATTGCTTGAGCCTAAACCTCTATTTGAATCAAACAGTGCATGTGCATACCCAGCACCTCTATTTTTTATCCAAAGTAAATCAGGTTGTAAATCAGAGTTACCTTCATTAGTAACAGTTTGACTTGCTCCTGTGCCAGTATAAGTAGTTACTTGAAAATGTGCTGAAGGGTCATCTATTGTAGTATAAGCTCCCATTTATCCTCCTGTTTCTGCTAGATTTTTTGTACATAAAGCTAAAAATCCTGATGGCGGTGCATAAACAAAATTACCAAAACCATTGTCATCAGTATTAGTATGTGTATTAGAAAAAACTGTATAGCCACCAAAGTTTGTTTCTGTGTCTTGATTTGGTGAATAATTAGCGATTGAAAAAACATAAGGTTCTTGTTCTAAGCTTCTGCCATTAGAATTACCTGCTGGGTCGCCACTTTCAACATAAGTATTATTAACTGCAAAATACATTTTATAATTTTCCATATCTATAGCTAAACCTACTATATCACCTGATGATAACGCACTACCCGTTCCCCCACTACTTGCTGTACCATAATATATTTGTCCGTTGTTTGCATATAAACCTATTGACCCATCAGTATCTTGTCCATGATATTGATTTTGATGTTCTAAACTATTTATTCTTGCTACTGGCATAGCACCATACATAGTTGTTGCAGAGTTTTCATGTACCTTGACTTCCATATACCATTTACCACCTGCCATCATTTGTGTAGGATAAACTGCTGTCCAACCTGTACCTGCTCTATTATTGAATTGAGTTCCTCCCTCTTTAAAGGTTTCATTATCTGTGCTTACATTAAATTCTGTTCCATCACAAAGCCAAGTAGCAAAATTATTAGTGCAGGTATCTGTTGACTGGTCTGCTGCTGTAATATTGTTTAAAGTAAAATCTGTACCACCATTGGCATCATTACCTAAATTAGAAGCATCTTCAAAATCTAAATAAAATCCATTGGTGCCAAAAGTTAAACCACTTGGGTCTTTAGGTATCCAAATACCACTATCTGAATCAAACTCACCAAAGTCAGTTTGTGCTGCTGATGTTCCATCTAAATAAACAAACTCACATATATAACCACTATAATCAGGTGATTCATTTCTTTGTGTACCGACATAAAAATTATTAGTTATTTGCAGATCAGCATTTTGTGAAGGGTAAGTAGCTGTAGAAAAAGATGTCTCTTGCACACCATTTACATATATCTTAAATCTGTTAGCTTCAGTGCTTTGTGTGGTATCTACCTGAAACACTAAGTTGTACCAAGCCGCAGTATCTTGAAACCTTCTATTACTTATAAACCTAAGTTGGTAAGCACTACTTGTATAGGAATAAATATTTAAATAATCATTAGCATCAAAATAAAAAAAGAACTCGTCATTACCACTAGCACCTGCACCCCAAGTCCTGCGATAGCCTAACTCAGTTCTCTTTAACCAAAGACTAATAGTAAAAGTTCTTTGATTGGTGCTGGATATAGCTTTATTCATTCTCTCATCATTATCATCTTCAAACTTTAAGGAGTTAGCCACATCATAGCCAGTCGACACGCTTCCACGATTCGCTGTCCTTTGGAGAGTTTCCATATTAGCTTTGAGTTAAGTTTTGACTAATACCAATATTTTGCCATTTTGAACCATTGTATCTAAAGGCATATATGTCAGTCTTGGCATCTGTAGCGGTCTGAGTTGGTGTTACATCGCCCACAAATTCAAAGATTGCGTTCCAGGCTAGAGTATATGGCCCACTAGATGCGTGTTGTGCTACCTCAATACTTATAATTGCACCCTCTACTGCATTACTTGGTGCCGATATTGTTGAGTTTTCTTCTAGTAATAAAAAAGCATTGGCCGCAGCTTTTGCGTCCCAAGATACTGTGCCATCTGTT